GAAGACTTATCTAAATTAAGTGGCTCAACCAGAGTAGCATTATTCGCTGGAGTAAATGTAATTGCGCAAGAATGAATTTTAGTTCTTGCCAGTAAAGATTTATCTGCTATTCCTCTTGAAATTACTCCACCTTCTACGCTTAATTTCAGTTTGAGCGGTGAATCTGATTTGTGAATGTTTCTTAAAATAGCGGCTGCAGCTTTAGCATTAGGATGCTCTTCGTCGTCGAACAAATACCCACGTCCATATATGAACGGGGTTTTAATCATGTCCCAGTAATATTTGTGGCGTGGATCAGTGCAATCTTCTACCTTAAAGATTTTTTTTGCAGTAGTAATACAACCTAAGGAATTAAAGAAGCCTTTTCCGTGATTATCGTTCCAACGGCCTCTACCGGCCTCCAAATCAGATATGTCTGCGCCCTCAACAGAAAGCGTTTCGCCTTGGGTGTCGCGCAACTGACTGCCTAAAATACCATCAATCTCTAAAGCTCTTTTTTTCATTATTTGGCCCACTCAAAAGAAATTCCGCCATTTGACTTTCTTTTGCCATTAGCACTATCTCTTATTTTAACAATAGAGACACCTAAGTTTTTAGATGCTTGATTAATAGAGACAAATACTTGATTAGTTTGAACGCATTTTACAGGTTTGCGGTGGGGTGACTCTAAAGACTTTTTGAACTTATTCTCAGTGTTCTTAAAATATTCAATATGCCCAATAGATAATTTTTGTCTATGTTCTGTGCTAGAACATATATTTCTCATACGAACAGATTGAGCTTCTTTGGCACCTGGCTTTGCCCAACGTTCTTTCATTCTATGAGAACCGATTGTTGATACGGTACGAACAGCATTATAACCATATTCACTTTTATGTGATTGAAAATAGTCGACCCAGTACTGCTCACGAATTTCTAACATAGAAATATCATCCACAGACTCTAGAATTTCGTAAACGAATTTATTAGGGTTTTGAAGGTAGGACTTTTGGAGGTGAGAAGAGTGATGCTTACCTAGCTTTAGGCGACTTTTGTGAACGCGCCAACGGCCAGGAATGTTTCTTGACGAACCTATATATCGCTTATTATTTTCTATGTTTTTAATGCAATAAATGCCTATTTGTGACATAAATAACATTATATCACAAATTAACTAGAGTAAAAGTAAGTTTTTATTGCTTAACGATAGATCTTATAGTCGTCGTCGGAGGGAGAGTCAGAGATGATGGCACTGTCGCCATGAGACTCTTTAATGGACTTAAATTGCTCAGTTTCTCTGATTTTAGCTAGAGCGTTCTTTTCAGTCTTCTTTACGGTCTCAACTGAAAGAGAGTTCAATGAAGCCATCTCAACGTCAGAGGGTGGCTTATCACCAGTATAGTCAGCCATGTACTTAAAGAAGCAATAGTTGGCTAGCTGATGGTTGATAGCCCAAGGACAACCTGGAAGTAGGGCTTCTTCCTCTTCGGTAAGTTCCCTACCAGCGTTCCTTATAGCTTTAAGACGGAGGACTGCGAGAGGACACCACTTGTCGGGGGTCGACTCGAGTGCACGAGGGCACCTAGAATCCATCTCGCAGTCCTTTTTAGACATATTAGGCCTGAGCAGCGGTTTCAGCCGCAGGAGCAGTCTCTGCGACTGCAGGTGGCTGAAGCACTTCAAGAAGTTCAACTGTATGATCAATACCGTTGAGCTTAACGACAGCCTTAGCACCGACTTCACGACCGTTGAAGGCCTTGATGAGATCAGGAACTCCGCAATCGGCTAGTTTTAACTTAGAGCGGAATATGCCTTGATCTGCCACGTCAGTAGTAGAGGTGATCACGACCACACTTTCATCGTTTACAGTAGTGCCGACAGCGTAATTCTTCTCTGCATTTTCCTTAGCAGACGCTTCATTGAAATCCTTTAGACGGAGCTCATCAGCAACGCTAGCAAGCTGCGTCATATCCACATTAGTGACCTTTTGAAGGGCCAACGTACGATATTGCAAATCAGTGATGAGGTTCAGCGCCTTGCTGAGGTCTTCCTGCATTGCCTGACTATTCTGCAACATCTGCTTAATCATTAGCTGGCTGATGCGATTAGCCATAGTAGCGTTCTGTAGCTCAGTCTCTAAGGCACGAAGTTTTTCTTTCTTAGAACCCTGAGGCTGTTGTCTGAAACCGTTCATTGCTTGCTCTCCTTGTCTTTCATTCTCTTGCAAACTAATTTGAGTAGTTGTACCTCATCTGGCGACAATGCATCGTCACTCGATTGTCCAAAAATTTCTCCAAGACGTTTGGTGAGGTAATTCCTAACGTCAGTCTCTAACTCGTCGTAAATTCCACCTTTTGACTTAATGATGCGCTTAGAAAGAACATCGTTAATGGCATTAGCCTTTTCAAGCTTCTCCATCTCTGTTTGTTTCTTAGGTTGAGGCTGAGGATACGAAATGATGGTTGTGCTGTTATCTGTATTAGTGACCGTAACCACTTTGCTCATATCGATATTTGGTGGTGGATCTGTTTGAAGGAAGTTGGCAGAAACCTCTGGGAGGGTTTTCTTTTCAAACTTATATTTATTTGCCATGCGATCAAATAGGTTACGAGCACGAAGAAACTGAGCCTTTGTGAGAGGTTCCTTATTTGCAACGCAGCGCGCCCAATGAGACTCTGAATCAGTATCATGCATGAGGATACGAGTGGTGCCAACAGATTCTTCAATCTCGCGAATAATCTCAATGTCATCGTCAGTGAGCATTGGATCGCGACCATAAATCTGTGGCCAAACTAATTCTCCGTAATGAGAACGGTCCAAAACAATATCCTTGTGAGCTGCACTAGCCACAAGTTCAATAATTTGATCTAAGTAGGAAGGGCCTGTGTAACCAGGTTGAGATAGTTCTTTACTAGGTGCCGACATGTGAATAAGTTCATAGCCCTTCGCTTGGAAATCTTGGGCAACTGAACTTTTGCCGGTTCGGTCTAAACCTTCTAGAATAATGAGCGCCATAATCTCCTGATACCTTCAGGGGGATTATACTAATCAAAATCTATAGGCTGGTACTCCATTACCACGTCTAATACGTGTTTTGTTTTGATTACTTTTAGGCGGAGAAGAACCTTAAGAAGATACATTAGCGATAGGTAGGCATCATAGTTGATTATGACGCCGTTCCTACGATTCATGTATAGCTTATTTGTCATCCATCGCATTGATTGGGTTTGCAAGAGTCTTACCGCCGATGTGTTCTGCTTTGGTTGCACCAAACTGCTTAGCCGAATCCTTAAAAGATCCGTGCTTTACAGCGTTCATGGCAGCTTGAGCTTTCATTTGCTCCATCTCCATCTCGTGCTTCTCTTGTTCCCTACCATGCTTAGCTTCTGCGTGGCGGTTCTTGGTTTCAGATTCTGCCTGCTTCATTTGGGCTTCTTGCTGTTGAGCCTGAGCCTGAGCAGTCATCTGTTCTTCTTGCTTCTCGGCATTATCGATAGCTAGCAAAGTTTGCTGCCACGCCATGAAGCTTGGGTCTCCAGGAATGTATTGAAGCTCGCGGCGCTTTGAGGCATCTTTGTCTCCAAAGAATTTCTCACGAATTTCACCGCGTGTGTAGTTCTTCTCGATGAGTGCCCAGAATGCCTGGTTCATTGGAAGATCAGATCCTGGGACGGATAGCTTGTCCTTTTGAGCCTGTGCTAGAAGATCGTTCATGCTCTTCCATACAGTCATTTCTGCCTGCATCTGAGCAATTTCGGTCTGAGGGGTTTCGTCTGTATATCCAGTGAACACGAACTTATACTTGTTAGCAAGTTCTGGGCTCACTGCTGGAAGAATGTCACCATTCACCAAATCCTCAATGAACATGAGAATAGGTACTAGACCACGTTCACGAGAGTAGACAATCTTATATTCGTTATTTGCCTGTTGGGTTGGTGCACGACCATTTGCAGAAACAAGATAATCGAGACCAAGTTCAACTGGGTCAATTTGGAACTGAGCGCAAAGGATACGCATCAAGTGGTTGTTGAAGTTGATGTATTCCATCTCCTTAGCGGAGGCAGACATTGGCACCCACTCAACTTCGTCCAAACCAGAGACGATAGGGGTTCTCCATGCATTCTGCGTTCCAGAGATGGTGTTATAGAACTGACGACGGAAGTTCATCAACTGAGCTTGTGTAACAGTGCCCTTCAAGTGAAGGATGCCGCGAGCTGCATATCCATGAGTAAAGAAGTTAGCATTGTAATTCTCTACATTCATGTGATTAGTAATATTGATGATTGCTAGTTCAAGAGGAGAATAGCAGTATCCGTTTAGGTCCACAAAGTTTTGTGGATTAAAAAGCTTAAAGATGAGGTCTTCGTCACCGAAGTTATTCAGCGGACGATTATCATAAGAGACCTGGACATACTTGTAGTAGTCGATAGGTACTTCATTAACTTGTTGATCGGCCTTAGGATCGTTGTCGCTCTTAGGCTTACGGTACATCTGATCAGTAGATTCTTGCGTCTCTTCAATCTGCTTCTTAGACACAGATTTGTTGATCAAATATACGGATTCCGCAGGTAGAGGACGGAACCTGTGCAACCCACCGCCACGGGTCTTAACCTTTTCAATCGCCACGTTACCAAATGTAAGGGCATCGCGAGAGACAAGTTTCAAGAACTCACCAAATAACATCCTGTCATCGGCTGGGGTTCCTTCTTTACGACCGCAGTTGTAAACGAAGTCCTCTAATGCTGCAATCTCATTACGTTCGTCATCGCTATAGTGATCAGTCTCAACGCGCTTAACGATACGGAAACCCATCTCAAAGCGACGATGTTCTGGGCGAGAGAAGCGAAGCAGTGTATCTACACGGCACTGAATAATAGCAGAGACAAGCCAGTCACGGACAGAGACGTCCTTGAGGGTCTTGTTAGAGATGCGGGAAAGCTTGTACTTATAGTTGTATTGCTGGCTGGTATTGTCAAAATATGGGTCATCGACAATAGCTTTGCGACCTACTTGCTTAGAAGCATCGTGCTCTTCGGGCTTAATAGGTAGGGAGTCCCCTGAAGCCTGGGTTTGAGGGTCAGGAGAAGAGTCGACTCCATCGGTCTTTAAAAGATCTTGGATTTCGCCCTTAATTCTACTTTTTAGCCAATCGTCGTACCACGCCATGGTTTGATTATACCTTACTGTAACTTAGAATGACCACAAGAACCCGCCGGAGCTACCTGAATCATCATCGGGGTCATTACCTTCAAGTTCAGATGCTTTACCTATCTTACCAAGTTTGGAAACATCAGGCTCATTAACATTGAGCTGGAGCCCCTTAGCCGCAGCGAACTCCTGAGCCGTAGGAACACGATTGAAGTTGCCTTGCTTGTCTTGTAGACCGTAGCTTGTATCCAACTCAAGTCCGCCACCTAGAATAATGTTAGCTTTTCCTAACAATAGGGTGAGCGGATACCTTAGGGCGTCAATCCAATGGTCATGCTCTGTGTCAGGATCATCGGTGATGAGGCCTGCAGCATCAGTCTTATAGTGATAAAGGCCCATCTCATTAACGATGGCTTGGGTGGTTTCCTTAGCAAAGAAGATCTTTGAATCAGAAGTTCCAGGGACCTTAAGAAGCTTCTTAATGACCTGAATACCAGTATTAATCTGGCCTTTGTCAGGTTGATTGGCTACAGGAAGACCTGCCTTCTTCATTTCTTGGACAGCGCCTTGGTCAGCGGCATCAGGAACATAGAGTTGGCAACGATACATGTTGTTGTATTTTGTCTTCAAATGATGGATCCAAGTAGGTTGACTGATAAAAGTCATACCGTCGCAGCGAACAACGAAGACGTTATCGCGCTTATCCATAAAGAAGTAAACCACAGTGTTTGGAGCTGAGAAACCCCAGTCGATGCCACCATAACATGGTAGTTGCATCTCATGGCACTTCTTAACAAACAAGTCATGAGTACACTCACCAGGGAATTCCTTACCGGTGAGAATGAGCCACATTTGGTTCCAAGTCTTGACATGAATCTTCTCTTCAAACTCACGGAAGATAATGCCTTCAACGGATGGTTTTAGGTTCATCAACTGAGCTAGAGTCCAGTCTGCGCCCTCAGAACGAACCTTTTGAACCATTTCATCTAGAGTCTTAAGCATTGGAGAAGCAGACGTCTGCTTCTTAGCATCCGTTAGGCATACAGAGAATAGAGGACACTTATGGCATCCTTCGAAACCTTTATGGTGCACGAACTCCTTCTGCTTGTTTCTATCCTTCTTTGAAAACTCTTCGGTATTCAAGACTTCCATCTTGTCCTGGTTTACAAATAGGTCAATCTGCTTAGTGCCAGAACGAGTATCAGGGCAACGCTCAGTAAACTCAAATGCAGTCCAACGACGAACAGCGCGAGTCTTGTCTGTGGATGCTTCCATCTCTTCAATCTTTTGATTCATCAGGCCATAGCGAGACTTACGAGTAGAAATACCAACGCGAAGAGCCTTCTTGCCAGCCTTCGAGTCAAGCATGCCTGAGATTTCTTTAAAGGCCTTTAAGCCTTCACCGGAAACCGTGTCGATCTCATCAACGACAACTAGAGGAACGTGAGGGCCATTACATGCTTTAAGAGTACATGGAAGAACTTCTAGAGTAACTTTTTCATGGCCAATATTGAAGATAGACTTCGACATGTTGGCCTTCTCAAGAATACGTTGATCCTCTGGGATGTCAGAGGGCATCACGATTGGCTTCAGTTGGCGATTATATAGGAAGTTCTTCTGGTATGCGTAACAGCGCTCAGCTTGATTCTGGATCGCGCCGACATGCACTACATCGCGAGAATCATGAAGAAGGATCATTAGTTCGGCAATAGCCATGCCGAGAGTCTTTCCCGAACCTCGACCAGCAACGAATAGCAATTCCTGAATATTGTCGGGATTATGTCTCAGCACACAAATACGATACACTTCCCAGATAACATCCAACGGATTAGTGTCGGAGTAACGAGAAACAGTAACGTCAGGTAGCTCGAGATTGAGGTGAAACTTAATCCATGCCTTCAACTCATCTCTTGTCTTACAAGGAGTCAAGAGCAGCTTCTTGCGCTGATCAAATGTGAATTGTGATTTAGCTTTGGCCATTGTTTATTGGCGTAATATCTACCACATCAGCGATAGATAGTTCCTTTTCTTCCTGTGGTGTTTCCACTGCAGCAATACGAGGCTGAGTAGGAGTTAGCGCCGAAAACATCGGAGACTTCTTCTTGTCGCCTTCCCCACTAGGTGTAGCGCCAGCAACAATCTTATAGAGAGTTTCTGCTACATCTTTGTATTCCTTAATGTTGCCAATTCGCATCTGCGGTTTTGGGTTATTAACTGGATCTTGAATATACTTCATCATAGCTTCCAAATGCTCTGCATTAGAGACCGAAAGCATGGTGGTAAGGAAATCCACTTGCTCAAGTACTGACTTAACAACCTTAGCACGAACCCTGTCCTGAAGGGTATGCATCATCTTGTCGCGGTCTCTTCCCCAGCCACGTAGTGCAGCTGTAAGACAAATCTGTCCTACCTCATACTGAGGGAACTGTTGAGCAATCTTACCAATAGAATCACCAAGAAGATATAACTCAAATAACTTCGCTGCTTCTAGATCCTTTAAAGCGCCAGCTGTCTTGTGCTTACGAAGGTACTTCTCTGCGAGTTTAGCTTCGTCTTCTGTGAGTCCGTATCTTTCTTCTTCAGTCAGTTTTTTCTTCAATGCCATAAATATCTTTCCAACAAGGGCTACTAGCGATCGAGTCTATAGTCTGACGTATCCTAACATCCGATATCTTTTTATACCCGGAAACCTCGGTAGAGTTTAGGCCCAACGCAAGAAGGCACATAATCGACTGCTCGAACTCCGAGAATCGCTCTAGAACGGACTTAAGTTGTTCAGAAGGGGGATTGTGAATGGCGTCTATAACTGCATTGCGCAGCTTTTCGTCAATAGAATGTTCTAAGGAGAGCCGATGTAAGTGATCCGCAAAAGTGTCTACTGAGTTTCCACTTAAGTAATGTACCCAAAGTTCCTGGCGGAGATCCTCATTATTTGTCAGACAGTTGATTAGGGTGCTGACCTTCTCTTGGGTCATTGTAGTCATCTCCGATGCTATCTACATATTGAGCAAAGTCGACTACCTCAACCTCAGCAGACCAACTCGGTCCGCAGAAGTCCCTAACAAACTTATTTAGGATCTGCCTGAAATCTAGAGCACCCTCTTTCTTAAGCAAACGCTTAAAGCGCCACATTCCAAACAAGGAAGTCGACGTGGAGAGTTTATTATAAAGTTCAATTTTCTTTAGAAGGTCTTTATCAACGTAAATGCGATACTGAACCAGCTTTTTCTCTGCTTCAATACCTAATTCCACTGCTTGGACTTCTTTGTGAACTATAGAACCGCAAAAGAAAAGTTGATTCTTGATACCATCGGATATTAGTCCGTTGTTCAAGAGCCATCTCTGTTGATCCATATATTCAACAATTTCTTTTGGTTCCATTACAAGTTCTCCACTTAGTCCAATTATACCAGGCTATGTTACTGTTGAGCAGCCTCAAGAACTTCAAGCGAGGCTCGCTTTAATTCTTCCTTATCCAAGGAACCTGAGTAAATTTTAACAATGTATTCTGATACAATCTGGTCCATCGACATAGCGTTAATCCTAACGCTACGCTTCTCATTGTCTGTGTAATCGGTTTTCACCTTTACATCAATTCCTGCTATTGCCTTCTTATATTCCTTAGATGACAGGTATCCTGTGATCTCTGCTCTTCTACCTTTCATCTCTACAACCCAGTGATCCTGCTTATTGATAGTGGAGATAAGTTGCTCGTGCATGTCCTGGACTGTTAGGGAAGGAGATAGTTCGAACCTGATGCCCCTCCATGCAGGGAGCGGACATTCAATTAGTTCATCTCTATAAGTCTCTGTATCAAACATAGAGACTCCTTTAACCTGATTAATGTCTGAGGCATTCTGAGAGAATGGCGTTCCAGGATAAAGAATAGTTTTGCCACCGACAGATAAGAATCTCTGACGCTTATGGATGTGTCCAGAGATGATGAAAGAGGCAGAGATTAGATCTGCATCTACGCCATCTTTAGTGGTGATATCGCCAAAATCAGCGCCCTTAAAGGTCTGATGAGCGATACATAAATCTAATGTGTTGGTTGGGAAATTAGCGGCCTTATGAATATAAGGAACAAACGTGATGTCGAATAGGTTAGTAACCTCATCAACAACATGAAAGTTTTTGATTGTGCCCTTTAAGGCAGAGAGGGCGTGATACTTAGCATCGTTTGGCTTGTACATGTCGTGGTTGCCCAAAACATATACATAAGGGATACCCATGCCGAGTACCAGATTTACGTGAGCCATAAGCTCTGCCATAATCTCTGACCTTAGAACGGCATGGGTATCGAACGTATCACCTAGATTGACGACTAGATCAGGCTTGCGCTCCTGAATAGTTTTGTTCAGCCATTCCAGAAATTGTTTGGCTGAGTCGAATCTGGTTATCTTGAGGTGAGGATCGCCTATCAGTAGAAGTTTCAATTTGTTCTTCCTTTTCTTCTACTGTCGTTGTACCGCCGCGCTTCTTGATGTTATAGCAAGCTTCGCAGTAGTACTCATCGTAGATCTCTCCTTGAGTTATCCCGTGACAACCGAATTCGCTTTCTTTACCGCAAGCGCAGAGATCGCTCATACTTCGACCGTAATATCGTCGGTCACTTCACCGACTTCTGCATTACGAAGTTTGATTTGATCTTCAGAAGCTCCGTTGCAAGCATCCATGATTTCGTCTTGAACTTGCTTCGACGACAAGACAAACGTCCTCATGTTCGCTTCACCACGGATTGGGTCGTAATTTCCAAATTTCCACATCTGGTTATTTTCTTTACCAGTATCTGGGTTGATTGGATGGTAGATGATGTTTAGACTCTTAGCGAGATCAAACACTTCATTACCAGTATCTACGATGCCATGTTCATAATCAAGAGTGAACTGTGCAGTGCGATAAGGAGCTCCAACGCGGTTCTTCTTGAACTTAACACGAACCTTGTGACCAATCTGAGCTGCTCCACCGTGGATGTTCTCACCAGCTTCAAGGATGAACTCCTTGGTTTCTAGCTTATCCACTTGGGCCATGTAGTCGCAGAAGTGCTTCAATGCGCGTCCATCTGGAACGATGTATGGATTGCGCATCTTCTTATATTGGTCCATCTCCTCATAAACTTGCTGAACAAGGATACAAGTGATGTTGTTCTCGCGGATCACTGGAGTGACATGCTTAAGAGCAGACCCGAGATACGAAGCACCACCGCCACCCATTGTCTGGTCAGTGGATTGCTTCTTCATATCCTTAGGATACTTGATACTCTTAACAGAGTCGATAGCGATTGCTTTAATAGGACAACCGTCTTGAATCAACTCTAGCATCTCACCAGAGATATAGTCAAAGATCTTGAGAGGATCATTAGTTTGGCGGACATATAACCTATTAAGGTCTCCACCAAGCTTTTTGAACCACTCAGGGTTAAATGCATACTCTGCATCGAACAGAACGCAGATTGCATCCTTATCTTGCTTCTGGATCTGAATAAGCGATAGCTGCATTAGCAACGATTTACCACCAGATTCAGGACCAAAGTAGCAGAGAGCCTTGCCGACAACCAATCCACCATTACCAATAGCCCAATTAAGGGATGGCGAAGACAGTGGAATAACCGAATCAGTCGGTTTTGGAATGTCAGCGGCAATCTTGCCGAAGTCCGACGTAAGTCGGGACATCCATTTATTTGTAGCCATAATTTCTCCTTAGAACATGATACCGAATTTGCTCACTTCACCGTAAGTAGGGCGCTTCAATGTTGGAAGCCTCAAATGACGAGGAAGAGAGTGTGCGAGCAGTCTTACCTTCACGGTTCACGGTGAATACAGTAGGAATGCCGTCTACTTCGAGAATAAAACGGTCTCCATTGGAGAGGTCTAGAACGCTACCGCCTCGACCATTGATATCCTTAATAACAAGACCTCCAAGGTCCAGTACTGACAATGATACGGTAACCAAGAAATTGTCTCTTTTGCTTGCTTTAGTAAATTTAGTCTTCATATTAATATCCTTCTTCTGGGCTTAGGTAATTTTCACCATAGGCCATCTTTTTAACGTCATCATGAGCCATACGGAATTCCTGCATCTTATTCTTCAGGAAAGCACATAGGGCGGTTGTTTTAGCTTTGAAATCAGCGGCAGAAATGACTTGCTCATCAATTTCTACATACTGCTTTCTTGCCTCAGACGATTCCTTAATACCCTTCTCCTTCAGATAGTCACCAGCTCTATCAAGATAAGCGATAGAACGAGCGCGATCCAAAGCAGTTTGGGCTTCAATATCACACCTTACAGCAGACGCATACATGGTATTAGTGATGTCATAAGCTACGATGAAATCCCTCAGGTAGGTGGGAGTCATCATTTTATTGAAGCTCCCAATTTCCCTGAGTTTTTTCGTATATTCGACTAGCTTAGTAACATCAATGGCCTGTAAACGCTGCTCGAGAGCAGTAGTTTCCATTGATTACACCTTAGCCGTTAAGAATTGCGTCCGCTTCTGCCATGAAATCATCATCCATCGATGTAGAAGCCGCTGCTGCAGACTTATTAGCAACTGGAGCACCTTCTTCGTCATCCGAATCAGAGAATTTCGTGGTTACTGGCTTGCTGCCAGCCTTAGCTGCGGAAACAGCTGGCTTTGAAACAGTTTTCACGAGAGCTGGAGCAGAACCGTCGAGAGCGGCTTCTGGTACAGCATCAGTGATAGCTGCGAGATTGAAATCCAAGATTTCTTGGAGTTCATCGAACGTCTTGACTTGATAAACAGCAGTCAAATCATACGCCAAGCTATCGTAATTTTCCACGACAGCTTCAGGAAGAGGAGAGCGGTCATCTTCGAAGACCATGCCTCCGCCTGCCTTCTTCACCTTGATCTGGCACTTCTTAACGTCATACTCAGTATCGCGACCGAGACCTTGACGGGTGATATCAAACCACACACCCGAGTCGTCGTCGGCGCTTGTTAGAGAAGTAGGATCTTGGTTGTAATCTTGAACATACTGGTTCATCTCGGTTTTCATTGCCTTGTGAGCAGTAGACTTGAGTTCAAGAATACCGACTTCACCTGCTTTGTCAGCAGCATTGTAGAGATAAACAGTTTTTGGAGAAAGGTTACTGATGAGATCATTTAAGCCCTTGAGCTGGTCACGAATATCTTCTTCAGCGGTTCCAGAAGCCTGGAGTTG